AATTACATCTTTCTCTTGGAGATTCAACTTTACCTAATTTAAAATTACCACCTGGAATGCCTGCAGTACCACCAGGAGTAACTACTGCTCCACAATCTGTAATCAAAGGAACAGATAAAGGCCCTCATATTGGTAAACCAATATTTCTAAAACCTGCTATTGAGATACTACTTGGTCTTGCATTCGTGATAACAAACAGAAAATCACAAAGACCAGGATTTACAATAGAACAAGCAAGAGAGATACAAGCAACAGAATTTGCTAAAGCACTAAAAAACTATTTTAAACTTACACTTGTTGTGGGTGTAAACAATCATAATAACGCTATGTTTACTCCAGGAACTATGATAGCAGGTGTATTCAATGGGTCTACAACCTCAACTGCTTCAGTATTTCCACTAACTGGATTTAGTGTAGCGATAGGAAAAATAAGTAATCCAGAACTAACAGATGACCCATTAAAGAATTTTATAGAAGACTATAAAGAAATGATGAAAGAACAATCAGAAACAAAACCTGGTACAACCATAGAAGCATCACAATTAAAGATGGCAAAAAGAGTGGCAACTGCCCTTATCAAACTATTTAATAATATAGAAATAGAGGGAAATCATTTTGCCCCTTTGATGTTGAGTCTACCTGGTGTACAATCAGCGTTTGGAACAATACCAGCACCAACTGGAGTAGCACCATCACCAGCAACAATAGTGGCACCATTCCCACCAATACCTGGAACAAATAAAGGTCAATTTGGTGTAAAGGTTGGTAAAGGAAAATTAATACCATAGGAGGTTAATATGGGAAAACAAATAAAAGTATTGGAAGCACTAATTCGTAAAGTTGTACGAGAAGAAATAAAGAAAGGTGTTAAACAAGCAATACAAGAAGCAATGAATCCTAAGACAGACCATAAAAAAGTTATTAAACAAGGAATTAAAAATGTACAACCAGTACAAGAAAAAAAGAACTTTGTAAAAGACAATCCTATGTTAAATGACATTTTAAATGAAACTGCCAGAACACTTGGAAGTGCAACAGAAACTACAGAACAAGAAGTTTCTTTTACATCACAAGAAGCTCCAGGATTTAATCGTTCTAATTTAGCAAGTATGATGGGATATGAAGATTTTACTCCACAAGGTCAAAGACAATCTGTAGCACAACAAACTGCACAAAGTATGGGTATGAGTATGGATGACTTACCAGACGCAGTTTCAAATGCTCTAACTAAAGATTATAGTGGATTAATGAAAAAAATAGATGAAAAGAAAAATGGAAAAGAGGGGTTTAGACCATAATGGCTGAAGCACAATATCAACCAGAAACTGAAGATGCTCTTATACATGATATACCACCAGCAACACCAGGTCCAGTAGCAGCTAAATTTGACCAAAATGTCGCAGTTGGTATTGATTTACCATTTGTACCAGATGGTCAAGGTCAGTTCAAAAGAAACTATTCTCAGATAAAACAAGCAAGAGCAAATATGATAAATTTGTTATTAACGAGAAAAGGAGAGAGATTAAATCATCCTACATTTGGTTCTAATTTATGGAATATATTATTTGAACCAAATAGACCAGAGATACTGAAAGAAGATATTGAAGAGGTTATAATAAATGCAGTTGACTCCTGGTTATCATATATTTTAATTAAGGAGATAATTATTAGTGAGTCGCCAGATGATATAGATAGAAACATACTTAAAATAAACATTAAGTTTTCACTTAGAGACGACTTAGAAAATTTTGATGAAGTGTTTATATCTGTAAATGAGACATTTGGTCTTGTAAATTCTAATGGTGAAAATCAAACTTAGAGAGAAATTAAATGGCAGAGAATTTAAGTAAAGAAGTAAAATATTTAGGAAAAGATTTTGCATCACTAAGAGGAAATCTTATTGATTTTGCAAGAATATACTTTCCAAATTCATATAACGATTTTAACGAATCTTCACCTGGTATGATGTTTATTGAAATGGCAGCATATGTTGGTGATGTTCTAAATTATTATATTGATAACGCAGTTCGTGAGAATATGTTACTTCACGCTAAACAAAGAAAAAATGTATATGAAATAGCAGAATCACTTGGATACAAACCCAGAGTAACTTCTCCTGCAAAAGTAAAATTGCAAGTTTATCAAACCATTCCTGTAAAAGGGTCTGGAGAAAGTTCAGAACCAGATTTTGATTACGCATTAACAGTAAATCAAGGTAGTGAATTTTCTTCTACTTCAAATGGTTCAGTTACATTTATAACAGATGTAGATGTGAACTTTTCTGTTAGTAGTAGTGTAGACCCAACTGATATTAGTGTGTATTCTATAGAAGAAGGTTCAAGTCAACCTCTATATTATCTACTTAAGAAATCTGTTAATGCTACTGCAGCAACATTAAAGACACAAGCATTTACATTTGGAACTCCAGAAAAGTTTGGCACAGTAAAACTACCAGATAGTGATGTTATTAGAGTAATATCTTGTACAGATAGTGATAACAATAAATGGTATGAAGTTCCATTTTTAGGACAAGAAACTATTTTTGAAGAAGTAGAAAATACCGCAAAATTTGATACGGAGTTAGCACAATATAATGACACTGCTCCATACATATTAAGATTGAAAAAATCTTCTCGTAGATTTACAACAAGAATAAATCCAGACAACACAACAAATATAGAATTTGGTGGTGGAATATCAAATGACCCAGATACTTTTATAATACCAAATCCAGATAATGTTGGTTCAACTCTTCCAGAAGGTTTAAATAGTGTTGATACAAATGTTGACCCATCTAATTTTATGTACACAAGAACATATGGTCAAGTACCAAGTAGTACTACTTTGACCTTTACATATCTTGTAGGTGGTGGTATTCAGAGCAATGTTACTCAAGGAGATATAACAACTGTAAAATCTATATCAACTACAATTGATGACTTTGGTAAAGATGCTACCAAGATAGCAACTGCAAGAGCATCTGTAGTGGTAAACAATGAAGAGGCAGCAACTGGTGGTGGAAGTGCAGAAACATTAGATGAAATTAGACAGAACGCATTAGCAAACTTTTCAGCACAAGGTAGAATTGTAACTAAAGAAGATTACATTATTAGAACATATACTATGCCACCAAGATTGGGTTCGGTTACAAAAGCATATATAGTACAAGATGAACAATTAAATGAGAGTGAGGTTCTTGCAAAAAAAGAGAATGACGAAAAAGTAATCAATAGAATCTCTAATCCTTTAGCAATGAATTTGTACACACTCGGATATACTGGAGATAAGAAACTAACTCAAGTAAATACTGCTATAAAACAAAATTTAAAGAACTATTTAGGTCAATTTAGAATGATGACAGATGCAGTAAATATAAAAGACGCTTTTATTATAAATATAGGAGTAAATTTTGATTTAGTTCCAGTACCTACTGAAAATGCAAATATAGTTTTACTAAGATGTATAGATGCCGTAAGAAAGTTTTTTAATATTGATAAGTGGCAAGTAAATCAACCAATATTTATAGCAGAATTACAAAGAGAATTATTTTTAACAGAGGGAGTTTCTAATATACCAACTTTAGAAATTGTAAACAAATTTGATACTGATTCAAACTACTCTGGAAATGTTTATAATATACAAGAAGCAACACGAGATAACATAGTTTATCCAAGTCTTGACCCGTCTATATTTGAAGTAAAATTTCCAAACACAGACATACAAGGTAGGGTGGTAGCATAATGATTATTCATATTTTTCCAGACACAGACTCAACTTTATACGAAGTATCTGCTTCTATGAACACTGGTATAGACCAAGTGTTGGAATTAGAAAAAGTAGTGACTAAAGCAGAAACACCAAAAAAGTTCAATTCTCGTATTGTACAAAAGTATGATTTATCTACAGTTTCAGAATCATTAGTAGATGGTACAATTGGATTAGGTTTTAAAGCATATTTAAATTTACATACTTTTGAAGAATATGGTATACCTTATGAACATACAATTTATGCCTATCCACTTTCACAATCTTACTCAAACGGAGTTGGAAGAAAACTACAAAAACCTAAGAGTAATGGTGGAGTAAGTTGGCAGTATAGAAATTATAATTCAACTACTAATAGTGGTGACTCTTGGTTGACAGCAAGTTTTGCAATAAACTCAACTGGTTCATTTAATGAAACTGCAGGTGGTGGTACTTGGTATACAAGTTCAGCAGCATCTCAGAGTTTTAGTGGTGTACAAACTGATGTGAGAATGGATGTTACTGATATTGTAAAAGGGTGGTTAAGTGGTTCAAGACCAAATGATGGGTTTATGGTAAAGAGAGCAGATTCAGATGAATCTTCTAATCAAGAACATGGTAGAATATCATTTTTCTCAAGAGATACAAATACAATATTTCCACCAAAGTTAGAATTTGCATGGGATGATTCAAGTTTCTCAACTGGAAGTTTATCAGAATTAGAATCAGAAGATAATATAGTATATTTTAAAAATTTAAGAAGAGAATATGTTGATGGAGAAAGAGTTAGATTTAGAGTTGTTGGTAGAGAAAGATATCCATCAAGAAGTTATACAACAACATTACAATCATTAGATACAAACTATTTACCAACATCTTCTTATTATGCAATAAAAGACGCACATACAGATGATTTCGTAATTCCGTTTGATACATCATATACAAAAATATCATGTGACTCAACTGGTAGTTTCTTTGATATAAGAACAGATGGTCTACAACCAAATAGATATTTTAGGTTAATTGTAAAAACCGAAAGAAATGGTTTGATAGATATATATGATGACGGATTTTTCTTCAAAATAAAGAAAAACTAATTAAACTATGGCAAGAAAAAAGAAAAAACGAGGCTTAAGAAATTTCGGAAGTCTAAACATTAGTCTAAATATTCCTTTTAATTTAAATGGACAAGGAAATAGAATTGGTGCAAAATTATTTGATAAGAATCCAGAATTAAAAGAATATTTGACGAAAGAAAGTTTTGAGAAATTATACGATTCTCAGTTTTCTGAATTTGTACCACCGACTTCTCAACCAGAAACTAAAGACCCATATCAAGAAGCATTAGATTTTCTAAATGGTCAAGCATCTACAGACCAAGTAAAAGCATTTTTACAAACAACATTGGGTAAAACAAACTATGGTGAAATAACTAATTTTGAAAATCCAGATAATAGTGTTGGGGATAGTTTTGTTTATACCTTTGGGGATGGTACACCACTCTTTAACCCAGAATTTATCTCAAGTATACAATCACAACTTGACACTCTTGGTATAGATTTAGATGATTTACAAGCATTACTTGACCAAGCAAACGCAGATAACGAGGGGTTAGGTACTTCTAATGCAGCATTGACAACAGAAAACCAACAACTAATTACAGATAAAGCAGCGTTAGAGGGTCAAG